ATATTGTTTTTACCAACACGGTTCTGAGTATCTGGTGATGCAGCAGAAGGTTTAGTAGTTGGAGCAGTTGCAGACTTAACACCTCTGGTTGCATCGAGTTTACTATCCAGAGGTTTTTCCAGTGTATCACCACCTAAGTCTTGGACATCAGCACCTTCAGGTTTTTGCATTGGCATAGCAGGTGCAGAACTCTTGCTTCCTGCAAGAATTTCGGCCGCTGCTTCCATGAGTTTGTTTGTTGCCATTGGATATCTCCTTATGATTTCTTATTTATAAATTTTAAAGTTTTGATAGGTAATTTTCAAACAGTTTCAGGGCAACCGACTCTACTTGAGCACGTGGTGCCTGACGAATTTGCCTCTTAGCATTGTCAAAATCTACTTCGACAAATCGCCCCTCGACAAACAACCATTCTTTGTTTTCCATAATTCCTTGAACGAAAGCACCAGGCGCAGATGGATCGGCAACAATATCTGCCGCAGTAGCAAGGCGCAAATCATCTTGAACTAGATTGTAACCCTCTTTGGTCATAACTACAGAACCCATAGCACGGCTGGATACACCAAGATTAACGCCAGAGTCAATAAAGTTCTTAACAATCTGACCATAAGGTGTATCTAATACAAGTGCCTTACCACGAAAAGTATTACCATCTTCTACAAGACTTACAATCTTATGTGACACACGTTCCAGATTCAATGAGGGTGTATCTGGATGTCCTAATTCACCAAGAGCACGATTGGTGTCAACATATTCTTTGTTGTAACGTGCAACTTCTTGGCGTAATGTATCCATCTTGTACATACGATTGTTTCGATTGACTTCATCGCCAACCAGAAAACGACCTTCAATGTACATGTTCTTTTTACCATTTTCTGTGGTTTCTGTGAGGTAACGTACCTCTTCGATATGTTCTTTAATTAGTTTCATATGATTGGATATCCTGTGTATGGATCAACGTTATATGTTGCTTCTTTACCTAATTCCATAATCAAAGTTCCACCAGTCGTAACAATAACGTTTGCATTTGATGTGCGATTGTTGGAGAACACATAACCCAAATCATCAACACGCATTTCGCCAGTGTTGTGAAGAGTGACGATGTTGTTACCATTACGAACAATCATAATGTTTCCATTTGTTGACCAATAGAGTCTCTTAATGTCAAATGCGGCAACAGTTTCAGTGGTTGCATTAGCTCTCAAATCTGTGAGATTAATTGGATAAGTTCCAACACCTTCAACTCTAACAACTGAAGTACCTCTTAACGTATTATTAATTTCAATTGGCATTTTACTTTAGTCCTATAGATGCTCTTCGGCGCATTGACATCTTTCTTTTAAACAATGTGCGTCTGAGTTTTGCTCTTCTTGTTGTTTTCCACGAACGTTTCAACTTTCGTGCTTTTGCTATTCTTACTGTTGCGGGTATCTTTCGAACTGTACTACCCGATAATCTGTAACCTTTAATGCCCGATTTACGAACATTACGTTGTACTATAATTCTACCTTTTTTATTGCGACGAATGCGGCGACGAATCTTTAATACACGACCCATCTTTTGAATGTTTGGATTGCGTTTTTTAGTCGCCTCATCCAATTGGTCATCGTCTTCCCATTCGACTTCTTCAAAAGTGGCATCAACAACAAATGGCTTTACTTCTTCCAACTTCTGGGCAACAAGTTCATCTAAACGTGCAAAGATGGCCTCACGGGCTTCATCTAGTTTAGATTGAATAATGTGATCTACAAAACTCATATGCTTTGTCAAAACTTTCTGCGGAACTTGTTAGTAAGTCTATAAATTTTTCTTTGTTTTCTTCTTTTAAACCATCATAAGCATAAAGAATATGATCAACAATTGAAGCATCTAATTCTACATAACTACCATCTTGCAACTCTAATGTGGTATCTTCAGTGAGATTACTCATCGCTCTTAATTCATCAATGAAACTTTCTGCCTGTACAGCAGAAACATCTGCTTCAGGAGTACCAAAAGGAACGCTAAAATAACGTTTCATCTTATCGTTGTAATACAAAGCAATACGTGTACCATCTGGATACAATCTTACTGCCTTGCGTTTGATTACCAGAATGATTGGTGGCACTGGTACAAGTGGTGAATCCATTCTTGTGCCTTCTTCCAAATCTTCACGCACTGCTTGTTTTGCTTTAGAGTAAATCTGTTTATTATTAGAAATTAAATCTACCATGCGGTTAAATAAGTTCTGCATTATGGCACGATCAGCAGGATTAAAATTAGGTTTTTCTTCACCCATCTTATCCAGTATCTTGTGAATACGCTGCACTTGTGCTTTGTTTGCTAAACCCGCACGAACAAGAGCATCAAACTTTGAATAGTCTTTCTTCTCTTCTTCTGTAATAAGTTTAAAGTCTAGTAACGATTTCATTCTTGCTCTATTTCTTCGTTTTCTTCTTCGGTTTCGGCATCATCTTCGGACGTTTCATCTTGCCCAGCATAAAGAGCAGAAGCGATTTCCTGTTTGCGATCCTGAAGCGCATCGAACGCTTTCGTGGATAATACATTCTCTAATCCCTCTTTAGCGTCAAGATTTTCACCTGCTGCAATATTATTAATTATATCTTGAATATCCATAATAACTCCTATTTACGTTTAGTATTTATGCTTACCACAGACTTGTCTACTTCTTTGTCAAGACCAGGTGTCAATGACTCTTCTTCTTCGGTATTCTCTGTGGTATTATCTTCTGGTGGAAACTCATTAGGGTCTCCATCATTTTGTGAAGGATTCATTACTGAACCTTGCATCTCATCTGGTAACGAATCTTTTTCTTCCGCAAGTTCTTCATCCATCTTTTCAATTTCTTCATCAGTCAACATCAAAATTTTGTTCTTAACGTATTGATTAGAGAAGTACCTACCAATATATGGATCAACCAACTGTAACATCTGTAAACGATTCTGTAATAACTCTGAAGCACGAAGTTCGGTAAAGTTGTTATCTTTCTGAAAGTCGTAGTAGATATCTTCTTTGAAATCTTCATATTCTTCCAATGTACAGATACCTTTGAGTACCAACTGAATACGCAAAGCATGATCAAACAACTGTGTAAACTTATTACGAAGTCTGGAAACAAACTTGGCAAACTTTAATTCGTCACGTGTAACTTCTTGTGAACGACCCATGCCTGCAAAGCCACCACCATTTTCTTCAAGGCGTGAATATGGTACATTTAAACACTGTAACAGTTTCTTCTGGAAGTATTTAACATCTTCCAATTCACCTAAGTTTTGACCTGCGGGCAACGTAGTAATCTCTGTGCCTTTACCACCTTCACGGCGGGGCAACCAGAAATCTTCAAGCATTGACATGTGTTTACGTTCATCACGGAGTTCACCAGTGTTAGCATCGTAGACCATCTTGTTACGGTACTTAACCATAACATCACGAAGGTACTGTTCTGCTTTGCCACGTGGTAAGTTACCAACGTCAATGTAGAATATACGGCGTTCAGGAGCACGACTAATACGATAGATAACAATCGCATCTTCAATCATTCTAAGTTGATTGAGTGGTTTGATTGCCTTATGTAGATATGAAATAACAAATGTATTCTTTGCATCCATCAAACCAGAGTTCACATTGATGATTGAATCTGGTGCAATACGAATGCCTTGACCTACATTCGATGTGAATGTTTGAGTAGTCTGTCCTTTATCATTAAAGACATAATACTCTGCGGTAGATACAACAATCGATGCGCCTGTTTTAGGATCACGATCTTTTTTGATCTCACGAACTTTACGAATTTTACGTGGATCAATGTATCTTAGTTCTTTTATACCTTCTTTTGGATTCTTATCATTGACTACAACATGATAGAACAATCGTCCATCAATGTACCAACGTTTAAATAAATCATCCGCAAGATTAGAAAAGTTCAACATCTTTAAGACGTTTTGAAACTCTTCATTAATTTTCTTTTTAATTGATTCAGGTTGCTTGAGATTATCCATTACGATATCACAAACTTTACCTGCTTCATCATGGGATATCGCTTCATTGACAATCTCATCAATTGCCATATCTAATTCTGGATGATTCGACATTTCACGATAACGAGTGATTAGTTCAATCTCATTACGCACCGAACCTTCTAAATCAACATAGGTTCCATAATAAGCATTCTGTGTAACGGTAACTGCACCATCGTCAATAGCAGCAGTAGGCAATGCAAAGGATGACTGCTCAGGTTTTTCTACCTGAACAACATCCTTTGAGCCTAGAGTAAAGCCGAATAATTTTATTGCCATTAATCTTTCATCCTATAGATAAAAGTAAGGGGAAATCCCTACTTTTAGATCACGCCAGTTGCTACTGATTCCCACCACTGGTAGGACATAGTAACAGAAAATTCTTCAATAGCATCATTTGAACCCCAATCGACATCGATTGGAGTCAAATCTGTTGGGAACAAACCAACAAATTTATATTGCTTTAGTGTGTCGCCTTTTTTGCCAAATTGTGTAACATCACCGTCTACCGAATAACCTAGTGGTGTGCCAGCAATAGGATTACGAACGTTTAGATTGTGACTATTAATACCATTCATCCAACGTTCAAATGCATTGCGTACTATAAAATCTTCATCATTGATAATAGTAATTGTCCAATCAGCAAATGAACGATTGCCCACAAACTTTAATTCACGACCAAAGTATTGCACAGGCACAACACCTAAGGTTGCGCCAGGAAGTTGTGCTGTCTTACACATGAACGTCAGTTTTGTTTGTGCGTTTCCTGGTACTGAGAACACAGGAAACGGCATACTGACCTCAAATAGATTTGGGCGGGCACCGTCACCTGTTAATTGTGAACGGAACTGATTTACATTAAATGCCATTTATTTTCTCCTGTTTCTCTTATTTAGAACGATCCTACAACTTCATTGAACGATACGCCTGTACGAACGGCAACAAAGTTCAACTGAATGAAGTTGATTGATCGGGCTGGTTTGATATAAATGTCACCAACAAACTGATTTGAATCAATTACTTGACCAGTATTGTTTGTATCATCGCAGACTACACGAAAGTCAGTGATACCACGACGACCTTGAACATCACGGAGGAAAGGCTCTACAATTGCTACGAATTGAGCACGGGTAAATTGGTCATTGAATTCGAACAATGAGAAACGTGCTGCACGGGCAATTGCTTTTTCAAGTACAATGAACAGACGGCGAACATTGATACGATCAAATGCACTTGGTTTGGACAACATTGTTTTGTCACCAAACAGAACTGTACCTTCACCTGGGAATGAAACAACTGGATTAATACCTGATGAATACAACGTATCACGGTCAGTCTTAGTTGGATTCCAAGCAAGTTTAACTACATTTTTAATTACGCCACGATTCAAACCACCTGGTGAAAACCAAGGATCACGTTCGTTATCTGTACGTACACACAAGCCTGCAATGTCACCGTTCAGAGGAATCCAACGATAGAGATCAGCATATTTGTCGTACTGGTATTTGTAACCACAATCGATTACAGCATACGAAGAAGAAGTCAGACCGTTACGGAATGCGACTGCTGCTGCTGCTTCACCACCTGGATTGTTTACAACATTTGCTTTAGTTGGCGAAATAAATGCCACGCAATCTTTACGGGTCTCTGCAATGTTACTGATAACATATGTGGCAATTGTTGAGTTACCTGTACCAGTTACTAACAGAGAGATGTCAATTGCTTCAGCATTCTTGAACAAATCCCAACCAGTAGTAATCTGAGATGTACTAATGTTACCATCAGCACCATTAGCAAGAGATGCCGTTACATTTGCAGTCAATGTTTTGAATGCAGAATTGTTTGCTGTTGAACCCCATGCAGTACCCGAAGTTAAGTTTCCAGTAGCGGGGTGTGCTACCCAATGAATCCATCGTGACTGAGCAGCAATTACATTCTTATAGTAATTTGAGTTACCCGAATCATCTTTTGCATCGGATGCTTTGGAAACAAAAGCATATTTTTCTAGAACTGTACCTGCTTGACCAGAAATTAAACCATCTTCATCAACAACTACAATATGAACTTCATCGTTTGAAGCGGAAGTACCTTTGCTGGCAACATACGTTGATGTGTTTGGACGTGCTGTAAACTGAGATGCATATGCCCAGCCAGTATAAGAACCACCGTCAGCAATAGAGACTTGTAATGAGTTACCTAATACGCCTGGGAAACGTGCCGCCCAGCCACCAAAAGAACCTTCAGCATTACCTTGTTGATTTGCTGTCCAGTCATCAAGATTTCTAATTAAAATTGTTGTACCGTTCGCAGTAGCATTGTTCGAACGTGTTGCTGGTGTGGTATCTACACCACGAACTACTTTTAAATTGTTTCCGTATGCCAGAAAGTTTGCTGCTGAGAACCAATATTCATAATTATCGTTATTCGGTACACCAAATGTGTTGACTAAACGAGTTTCGTCAGAAATGGTAGTAATTTCACTGCATGGTCCCCAAGCAAAAGGTCCTACAAATGCTCCTGTAGAAGTTGCAACTGAAGGAATAACTGTAGTCAGATCAATTTCTGATACATTTACTCCAGGTGATAATTGAAATGCCATTGGATTTCTCCTTTAATTGTTTGGGTCAATTGTCTTTGATACTGTATTTAGTTTTTTACAACCTTGACATTGGAAACCCACGCTTTTCTGCGAAGTGCCAACGGTCATCACCGTCATCTTCAACCTCTTCTTGGAGACCGTTTTCTATGAATCCAAATGGAGTCATGGTCTCATCAATTAACATATTCTGTTCATCTAACATCATCTTGCGAATGTCAATATTGGTAGAGTCTTTGAAGAACGACTGTGCCGTTAACCAAGAAAATAGTACCAATCCCATAACAATATCATCGTTACTACCCTCTTCTGCGGCATACGAGTCACGTACACGCACAAAAGTATTCATTTCATTAATCGTATCAAAGTCATTAATAATCAACTTATCATTCTCTATCAAAGTCTTTAAATTGGCACAACCAATCTTTTTGACTGACTTGGTAGTCTTGATACCAAATGATGTTGATCGTTTAAATCCAGAAGAGATAGACTGGCCTTTGATGTGATGTTGTTCTGTCTTGTAGATGTTCTCATACTCTAAGTCATAGTGTAGAATATCTACCACTTGCTGGCCAACATTATTAGTTTCTACTAATACGAATGCTTCATTGTATCGTTTTGCAACCGAGTAAATGACTGTCGGAAAAAACAATAGAGGTAGTTTATTGTTACGATATCGTGCTACCTGTTTGTATGGTGCTTGTGTGGCATCAAGTACATTAATGGTAGAATAGTCTAAATTTACACCTTCTGAACAGTCTACCGTGGCAATGTATAGATGACCAGGTATAGGTTCTTCATAAATGTGAAAATTTTCTTCCATTCTAATGGGTTCATGAAATGCTAATGATCTTAGTTTGGCACCAGAGATTAATGTTGCCGATGAACCAATGAACTCTGTTTCAAATTCTTGTCTGAACTGTTCTTCAGAAGTGTTCCGTATTGTTTCTTCTTTCCACTTTGCATCACGACCTGGAACTTGTGACCAGTGAACTTCAACTGTCTTGTATGTTGAACGTCTTTCAATTGCATCTGTCCACATCTTGTAAAATAGATTCAAACCGTTTGGAGTTGAAACGATAATTACTTTAGATGTTTGACCAGAAGAGATAACAGGATACGTTGATGTGAAGAACTCAACTGCCATATTGTGTGGAACGAACGCAAACTCATCCAAGAAGATTAAGTTATATGTACCACCACGAACACCTGCTGCTGATGTGGCATAGGCAAATATTTTAGAACCATTCTCTAACTCTAAAGAACCTTTGTTCCATGTCATGATACCTTGTTGCAACCAATTAGGAAGATATTCGTAGGCCTTTTGAATACGACCTAAAATGTCTCTTGCTAGTTGACCTTTGTTGGCAAGAATACCGATTGTATATTCTTCATTGAAGATTGCCGCCCAAAGCATATACCCGACGGTGGTAGTTGTCTTACCAACCTGTCGAGGCATCTTTGCAATGGTGAATCGATTCTCATGAAAGGTACGTACCATGTCCTCTTGAAAATCCCACATGTCAAATGGAATAAGACCACGGTCAACGTTGACAATCTTTACATATTTTTTGATAAAGTATACAGGATCATCTGCACACCTTGCGGTTTCTAATACTTGTTCTTCAGTATAGGATAGTTCAGTGCCCGTTCTTTTGAGCCTAGCATTACCAAGGTATCCGTCATCCATTTTTATTTAATGATGCTTCTCAACATCCATCCATGTTTTTGATGTGCATCCAAAATGTCTTGCAAGAAATTACCTACAGCAGGTTCGTTAGCACCATCAGCGGCAACTATACCAGCACGAAGATGCATTATGAAACGATCATTGTCGGCAGCAAGATCACGCATCATTGCAATACCATCGGGTATATTTGTTGCTTCTTGAATGTCGGCAAGTTCAAGCATTCGAGCAAGTGAACCTGGTGCATACGAATTCAATGCACGAAGGTGTTCTGCAATAGGGTCTATCTGTGCAAATAAAGAAGTATAAAGATTATTTAAGAAATCATGGTATTGTGGAAAGTTTGGACCTTCAACGTTCCAATGATAACCATGTGCTTTTAAATACAAAGCAAAATTTGTGCCTAAAATTGTTTTGAGTTGATTGATAAGTGTTTCCATTATGTTTCCTGTTTTTGAGTTTTAAGCATTTTTACCAATTCTGCGGTAGATCCCACGAACACTGCTTTATCTATGTTCAGATTATTTTGTGCTTCCGTTTTTGGTATTAAATCTTTTTTGCGTTTCTGTATCTCAAGCAAGTCTTTGTTCATGTCTGCCAAGTTCTTCATTAGACCAGACAGCACTTCAAATGCACGTGGATGTTGACCATCTCTTGCTATGAGCATCAATTCGTTTACCGCTTGATTACCTTGAGTTACCAGTTCACGAATATTGTTTCGTGCAAAATCTGCATCAGCATTTACTGGATCAGCATACTCTACCACAGCAGGTAAAGTTTCTACTTGTGTTGATTCTTTAATAGGCTCAACATCAAATATCTCCGACAGATTTGCATTTAGTTTTTTCATAATGTGTTGGGATATTCTTTTATTGTTTCGATGAATCCAAATTCATCACCAAGAATAGCAGTTCCTGGATTGGTTGTGGTTTTTATTTGCACAACATTAAGTGAGTTGACATCGGTCACAACAACATTAAATGACGCTCCAGTGTAATCGCCAGTAAGTTTATCACCAACTTTAATAATTTGATTAGCACCAGTTACAACCAATATGCCACTTGAAGAATTGCTGAAGTAATCGACTGTACCAAACAAAGTATTATCATTAGATCGAAGAGTTTCACCTTGTGCAAACACACCATTACCATTTGCATAATCAACGTAGACCTTTTGAATTTCTTTGGTAGTCAGATCAATAAACGAATTGGTATTTGCAGTCTTGATATACTTACCAGACTTGACTGGTGGCCATATGTAACCTTTGGCAGTGAACGTTAAGTCCCACAAAATTAATCGTGTCGAACCTTCAGACATTCCACCTTCATACTCTACAGTTGATGCTACCGAATCAAGTATAATAGGTACATTATATTTTTGATCCATTTCTGGAATAAAATCTACGGTAACATTAAAATCTGGTGTAAAGAATGGTAGAATCTGTTCAAGAATCTGTGTGCCATCTTCTGTGTTACGAACATAGATTGATAATGAAAACTGAAAGTTATATGGTACAGGTACAAACTGTGTGCTTACTGAATTATTGACATCACTCTTAGCAAAATTCATAAGAGTGGATACTTGTTTACGCTGAACATCATATTCCAAACTGTCAAGATTGAACGACATACGTGGAACAATTGTGTTGATTGATTTGATTAAATTTGGATCAGAAGTAATTGCCGTTAGAAATCTTTCTTTAGGCGAATATGAAAGTGGTACTTTCCATTTTTCTTTTGGAACACCTGCTTGTGTGTATCGAACAATCTCTAAATCGTTAAAGAGTGTACCAAATACAACAACCATCTTACGAATGGTGCGATGATAGAACTGAGCATTACCTAACATTACGGTTCTCCAAACGGATTTTGTTCCGTAAAGTCAATGATGCCGTCCGAACTTGCTTCAATACGAGCATTGTCAAATATGTCCTCAAACACATTATTCATGGTAGCGGCATCGGAAACAACACTGATTGTTCTACTTGTGCTGGTACTTGTATTACCTTTTAGTAAACCTGTAGTAAAATTGCCTTGAACACGATAAACATCAACATACTGGCCTGGCAAATAGTCATAAACTAATGCTTGAGCATTTGCTGATGCTAAACTACTTCCTTGATATACAATTTCATCATTCAAATAACCGCCTGTACCACCAGCAGAAAGTGAGAGTCTTGTTTTTTGATAGTAATCTCGTATGACAACATCGATTTCTTTTACACCAGTATTAATAATTTCACTGGAGAACACAAACTGTTTCATTTGCAATGCATACACATACACATTACCACCACGACCACGACCTAATGTGTAAAACATTGCTTGATTATTTTCACTTTCAACATTAGTGATTTCAAAGAATGAAGTCATCATAGGAACATAAATTAAATCGCCCTCACGTGGACGAGTATAACCATTTACTGTGTAACGGAATCGTAGTCGAGAAACAAGCATTGTTACTTCATCACGAATTTCTAAACCAAATTTAGATATGAAATCACCCTCACCATCCATTGCTGTGGTATTTTCAAGGTACATTTCAATCGGATGAGCGGTGCGATATTCTTTGAGCGTATCTTCGCCAAATAAATAATCTACTTCATCACGGGTTGTGCGTGGTAGATAATAAACATCCATACCATAAATTTTCAAGGCCTCAATAACCAAATCTTCAACGAGCAGTTGCTCAGAGGTTATCTGATTTGCAGGAAAGTTATTAAAATAGAAGTTGGTAGCCACAATTATCCAGTAAAAATTTCAGATGGCAATGAACCCATCATGTAGATTTCTTCTTCCATCTTTTCAATCTCTGCTATTGCTTCATCATAAATTACTTGGCCATCTAATGTGACACCACCTGGCATTTGAATACCAGAAAACTTTTTGAGGTTAGAACCCCACTGACGTTTGATCAATGCACAGGCATACTTCTTTAGAAACCTATCATTCCAAACATCCGTTACACCTTCAATTACCGCAGTTACATTTGTATAAGTCTGTGCTGGATTACCTTCCAACTCTAAAGACGTAGGGCTTGAAATTTTTCTTACTTGTTTTTGTTCAGTACCGATTGTAATAAAATCAAAATCAACAAGTTCTTGATCAAATTTTGTACCTACACCGGTAACTGTATTAGAACCCGGAGCACACGATAAAGTACCTGTCAGTGTAATTGTTTCTGGTTCCAATGTACGATAGCATTCAATGATAACATAGTTACCTGGCTGAACGTCTCTTGTCCAATCAATGTCTAAGAATACTTTATTCTGGTGTCTATTGAACCGAAACTGTGGAGTACCAGAGAACAATAGATTCAATGTACGTAAGTGTTGCATGGTAATTTCATATGACACATACGATACCGATGTGAAGTCATAGAGATCATGCAGACGTAATTGGTAACGCAAATCGAACATATTGATTGATGCGTTAGACAAATCAAATGGCATAACACCAGTAACAAACTGTATCGCATCAGGAGCATAAATCCACTGTCGATCAATATCTTCAGCAGTGATAGCATGTTTCATAAACAATTTTTCTGTACCATCGTAATGATAGTCACCCCAAAAAGAGAGTGCTTCATCAATACGATCATTTACCTGATCATCATCAACATTAATTTCAATAACAGGAAAACCTAACTTACGTAGGCAGTATGTTTTGAATTGTGATCTTGTTGTTATTTTTGCCATTTGTTATTTTTTACATTCCTCTAAATAAAAAAGCATCGTCTGCCATTTTACCTTCTTGTAGTGGTTTGCAGACTTTATCAGTGTTGCACCAATAATATCCAGCGTCACATTGTTTTTTGAATTCGTTAGACATAAGTTTATTTATGTTTAGTCAATGATATAGCCAAATGTGTATGGTGCAGCCACTTGTGCTGCGTTTGGATCGAAGGTATATGTAATAATTAATACTCCAGTATTTCCTAAAGAAAATGTTCCGGTTCCTGGATTTCTACCACCGCCACCGCCTCCACCATATCCTAAACTTATTCCTCCAGTTCCAGTATTGTTTGCTCCACCGCCACCACCACCAGGACCAACTGGACCAACAATACCATCATAAGTATCAATATACCAAGCAGCGACATTATACATTGCGCCATCGCCTGCCCGCTGGGCAGCAGGTTGGCCAGTGAATGCGCCACCACCGCCACCGCCATTAGTTCCGTTTCCTGCTGCGGCTCCAGATGTACCACCAGCACCGCCAGGACCACCACCTGTTCCAGCATTACCACCAGCACCACCTGTAGCACCAGGAGAAGCAGTTGTACCGCCCGCTGATCCTGCGGTTCCTGGTGATGCTCCAGTCGCTGCACCTCCAC